GTCGAAAGATTTTAATCTACCTCAATCAGCTTCTGCTGCATGGTTGCAACAATCTGACATTGTAAATGTTGAAACATTTGATTTGGCAGAATTTACTGGAGCGTTTTACATATCAGGCAATGACTTTGCAGAGACAACAGACCTTTGTTCTTCGACGATTCTACTTATGAAGCCTAATGATCCTAAGAAATACTTACATACAAGGTACTGGATACCTGAAAGCAAATTAGTAAACAGTCCAGATGATGTAGATTATGAAAAATGGGCAAGAGAAGGATGGCTTGAAATAGTTCCTGGTAACTCTGTGGATTCTTCCATGGTTGCTGATTGGCATTATGAATTATTAAAAGAATATGACCTAAAACCATTTAATTTGCTAAGGACTTCCAAAATCGTTACATTGAGATTTTTGGAGATAAGTTGACTGTTAATGTCCCTCAAGATTTTAAAGTACTCAACAATCCAATGAAAACACTAGAGGCAGATATGAAAGACGGATTAGTTAATTATCAAAACAATCCTGTTTGCTTTTGGTGTTTTTCTAATACTGGAATAGTTTTAGACAAATTAGGTCGAATGATGCCAACTAAGATGGATACAACAAAGAGAATTGATGGAACAGCATCAAAGATTGATGCATACGCAGTCTTAGAGTGGCATAAAGGTGAATTTATGGCTTTGATAGGTTAGGAAAGGTGGTGAGAAATTGGGAGTATTAAATTATTTAAAATGGATTTTACCAGTTACTAGAAAAAGCTTATATGCTTCATGGCTTGCTAATTCACAGCCAATATTCAGCAGTTTTGGAAAAGATATTTACTTATCTGACTTTGTAAACAATGCGATTGATAGAGTAGCGAGTGAAATTTCTAAGATTGAAATCAAGAGCATTGTACAGAATGGAGAATATTTAAGCATACAGAATGATGACTTGACAAGGTTGTTCAGGTTTAAACCGAATCCACTTCAAACTACGAGCGATTTTCTTGCTAATGTAGAATGGTTAAGGCGTAAGAATCGAAATGCTTTTATATATCCACAATATGAGATTATTACAATGCCAAACGGTAGACAATTTAGAAGATACACAGCATTTTATCCATTAAAGCCGACAACGGTATACATAGGCGAAAACAATGGTCAAGCATGGGAAGTCAAGATGGATTTTGAAGATGGGAGTAGTTATACATTGCCTTATCATGATTTGATTCATTTGAAATGGAGGCGAGGAGCTAACACTGTAGTAGGTGGTGGTGATGACTATGGTCAGGCTAATGATTATGACATAATAAGGACAATTGACGCATTGGATAAAACTATTCAAGGGCTCCCTAAATCTATTGAGGCAAGCTTGCAAATCAAGGGTGTATATTCTGCTAAGACATTAGCAGATAGTGCAAAAATGGACAAGATGCGCAATGATTTTGAAAGTCATATAACCACAAGTAAAAGTGGGATGATAGCAACAGATTTAGCTGGAGAATTTACACCAGTAAGGATTACTCCTCCTGATATAAGCGAAACTGCTTTGAGTTTTTTAAAATCAGTTATCCAAGAAAGATATGGTGTAAGTGCAGCAATTCTTTCTGGAGATTATACTGGAGAACAACATTCAGCATTTTATCAAACCACAATTGAAGATTTTATAATCCAACTTGAACAGGCCATGACAGCCTGTTTATTTACGTATAGAGAGCAAGACGTAGGGCACAAAATTAAATGTTATTACAGCAAAGTCAACTATATGGCAACAAAAGATAAAATGGATCTTGCTAATTTATCAAAAGAAACAGGTCTTATGACATTAAACCAAATGGGAGAGATGTTTGGAATAGAGCCATTTGAGGATGGAAATAGAAGGCTGCAGAGTCTTAATTATGTAAACATCAAAGATATAGACGCTTATCAAAAAGGAAAAGCAGGAATAAAGGAAGGTGAGGATGATGAGTAAAAACAATAAATTGCCCGATAAAGATAAAATACAATTTTCACGATTCAGTGAAATAAATGAATTAAGAGCAGTAGAACCTACGGAAAACACAGGCCACATTATCGAAGGATATGCAATTGTATATGAACAAGAAGTAAGTATAGGTGGATGGTTCAATGAAATTGTAAAACGTGGTGCTTTGGATGGCGCAGATTTGACTGATGTTCCATTATTCATACATCATAATGGTAGTACTATTCCTTTAGCGAGAAGCAGAAGGAATAACAGTAATTCAACTTTGAAATTAACCCCTGATGATAAAGGATTGCACTTTAGAGCAGACCTAGATGTTGAAAATAATGCAGATGCAAAGGCTTTGTATTCAGCTGTACAGCGTGGCGATATATCAGGGATGTCATACTCATTTAGAGTAAAAGAAGAAAAGTGGTTAAATATGGATACTCCTACCCCAACAAGGGAGATATATAAATTTAAAAAGATAGGAGAAATATCTGCGCTATGGAGTCCCGCATATGAAGGGACTAGCATAGAAGCTCGGGATAGGGAGCTGGATAGTTCTGACAAAATAGCATTGGATAATGCTAGGTCCGCGTTGGATAACGGAAAAAACGAGCTGGAAATAATGAAGTTAAAACTAAAAATAAAATTTGGAGGTAACAACTAATGAAAGAAAAATTAATGAAGCTATTAAAAGCTAAACAAGAAGCAAGAGCAGCAAAGATGAAAGATGTTGATAAAGCTACAGAAGTTGCAGAATTAAGAGGATACCAAACAGAACTGGAAGCTATAGATGAAGAAATCAGAAGCTTACAAGCAATGATTGATGAGTTGCATGATGAAGGAACTACTCCGTCAGCAATTAATGAAAGAACTGCTGCAGTAAATGGGGAAATACCAGGCATTGTATCTTCTGGAGCTCAAGCTCAGGAAACAAGAAAATCAGCTGATGAAACTGATATGGAATATAGAAAAGCATTCCAACAATTTGTAACAAAAGGAACTCCAATTCCAACTGAATTAAGAGCAGATGAAAATACTAAAACAACTGACATTGCAAGTGTTATTCCTACTGTTTTAGTAAATAGAATTGTTGAGAAATTAGAGTCTACTGGGATGATATTGCCTTTAGTAACTAGAACATCTTTTGCAGCAGGCATAACCATTCCGACATCGAGCGTTAAACCAGTTGCAACTTGGGTAGCAGAAAGTGCTAGCTCCGACAAACAAAAGAAAACTACTGGAAAAATTGTTTTTACAAACTTTAAGCTTAGATGTGAAATTTCAATGTCTATGGAATCTAGTGCAATGGCTTTAGCTGCATTTGAAGCATCTTTCGAAAGACAGGTTGTAGAAGCTATGGTTAAGCAAATCGAAGGAACAATAGTATCTACAGCAGACGGAACTACTTCACCTAAGGGGATTTTGGCAGAAACTCCAGCAACTGGACAGTCCTTAGATGTTGTTGCACCAGAATATCAAACCTTAATAGATGCCGAAGCAGCACTTCCTCAAGCTTATGAAGAGGGTGCAGTATGGTGCATGACAAAGAAGACCTTCATGAGCTTTATTGGGATGGTGG